GAGAACAATATAATGATGATGAAGTTGTTCTTCGTCAATTCGATATGTCTAATTACAAAAAATTAGAAGAGGATGGTTACAAACCTTTTTCGTCTTGGTTTGAATCTATGTCTAAAAAATTCAAGTACGATAGACGTAAAATCGCACAGGAATTGGAGTGTGACTTTTTAGGTTCAGGTGATGGTGTAATTCCTGGTGACATTCAAGAAAACATTGCCAAAAATATGATTAGAGTTCCTTTTGAAAAATATATGCAAGGAACTTTTTGGCATTGGAAGGAACCAATACAAGACCATCGTTATATTATGGGTGTAGATGTTAGTAGAGGTGATAGTGAAGACTTCTCTTCAATTAATATTATTGATTTTGATGATAGAGAACAGGTTGCGGAATATATTGGTAAGATACCACCGGATGATTTAGCAGCAATCGCATACAAATGGGGTGTACTTTATAACGCATTCATTGTTGTCGACATAACAGGAGGTATGGGTGTTGCCACATCACGAAAATTACAAGAATTAAATTATAAAAATTTATACATTGATGGTATTAATACTCAAAATATTTGGGAATATAATAGAAAAGCAATGGATAAAATACCGGGTTTAAATTTTAATAATAAAAGAACCCAAATTGTGGCGGCATTTGAAGAACAACTTAGAAAAGGATTTATCGTGAGGTCATCAAGATTATTGAACGAACTTAATACGTTTGTTTATATGAACGGTAGACCTGACCATATGAAGGGGTCTCACGACGATGCGATTATGAGTATGTCAATGGCGTTATATGCTGGTGACATATGTTTTAACCAACTACAAAGAACTGACGCACAAAACAAAGCAATGTTAGATTCTTGGGTATTATCGGAAAGAACATACGAAGCAAATAAATCTTTTTATTCATATGGAACCACATTCGACCCAATAGGTTTAATGTCGATGGATGGAAATAATCAACCTCAAACACCATCAAAACAATCCTATGGTGAATACTCTTGGTTATTTGGAAAACCCAAATAAACCTTTATTTTTTGAATAAAATAGGATAGATTTTTAACAAATAGTATTTATAGTTATGGCAGAAAATAATTTAACGGTATTTCAGAAACTTACTAAGGTTTTCGGTTTTCAAGGAAAAGGGAAAGAGGTATCACCATCTTTCAATTTAGATAGAGAAGAAATATTAAAAACTGATAGTAAAGAAGACTTTGAAAAAGCGTTATTACAAGCACAACAGTCACAATACATCGCAGACAAATGGACTAAATTAGACCAGTCGTTATATAATCAATCGGTTTATTATGAACCAAATAGATTGTCAGCGTATTATGATTATGAGTCGATGGAGTTTACTCCTGAAATATCTGCCGCGTTAGACATTTATGCTGAGGAATCAACAACAATGTCTGAGAAAGGTGAAATTCTAACAATATATTCTGAATCAAAAAGAATCAAAGGTATTCTTGAGGATTTATTTAAAGAAAAATTAGACATCAATACTAACCTACAAATGTGGGCTAGAGGTATGTGTAAGTACGGAGATGATTTTGTATTCCTTAAAGTAGACCCTGAAAAAGGAATCATTGGTTGTCAACAATTACCAAACATTGAAATTGAAAGAGTTGAGGGTGCGGCACTTAAGAACTTAGCAGCGGCACCTAAAGATTCAAAAATACCAACAAGAGAATTGAGATTTAATTGGAAGAATAAAGACATTGAATTCCAAGCTTGGGAGATTGCTCACTTTAGAATTTTAGGTGATGATAGAAAGTTACCATATGGTACATCTATGTTAGATAAGATTAGAAGAATTTGGAAACAACTTTTACTTGCGGAAGATGCGATGTTAATTTACAGAACATCAAGAGCACCTGAAAGACGTGTATTCAAAGTATTCGTTGGTAATATGGATGACAAAGATATTGAACCATATGTACAACGTGTTGCAAACAAATTCAAAAGAGATACAGTTGTTGACCAAAAGAATGGTAACGTTGATATGAGATATAATCAAATGGCTGTTGACCAAGATTATTTCATACCTGTACGTGACCCAGCACAAACTAACCCGATTGAAACATTACCAGGTGCTGCTAATTTAGGTGAGATTGCCGATATTGAATACATTCAAAAGAAAATGTTAGCCGCTCTTCGTATACCTAAAGCGTTTTTAGGATTTGAAGAAGTAGTTGGTGATGGTAAGAACCTTGCATTGATGGATATTCGTTTTGCAAGAACAATCAATAGAATTCAAAAATCTTTAATACAAGAATTAAATAAAATTGCGTTAATTCATTTATATCTTTTAGGTTTAGAAGATGAATTACACAACTTTAGTTTATCATTAACTAATCCATCATCTCAATCAGATTTACTTAAGATTGAACAATGGAAAGAAAAGGTTACGTTATATAAAGACGCAACATCTGACAACTCACAACTTGGTATTTTACCTGTTTCACATACTTGGGCTAAAAAGAATATTCTTGGATTTAGTGATAATGAGGTTATACTTGATTTACAACAACAAAGACTTGAAAGGGCAATTGGTGGTGAATTAGCTGCAACCGCACAAATTATTAAACGTTCAGGAGTGTTTGATGACGTCGATGCGAAATATGGAATACCTGAAGAAGAAAGAGAAAAATTAGAAGCTGCCGGTGGTGCAACGGGTGACGCTGCAGCTGCGGGTGGTGGAATGGATATGGGTATGGGTGGAGCACCTGCTGATATGGGAGCACCTGCAGAAGCACCTGCGGGAGGGGCAGCACCATTAAGTGAATCGAGAAAAGACAAGATTTTATCTATGTTAGGTGACGATTCAGAAAAATTAGACGATTTATTTGATATTAATAAAGCACAACAGAATATTTATGAGATAGAGAATAAATTGAAGGATATATTAAACGACTAAAAATGAACAAAATAGGGGTATTAAAAACCAAAATCTTAAAAAAACTTACAGAATCTTACTCAAGTCAGAACAAGTCTGAAATGAAGGATATTTTAAAAACAATAAAAGAGAATAAAGACTTTAAAGAGTTGTATCTTTTTTATGAAGAAATAGAGAACAAATATTTTGAAGATAAAGAAGTTGCTAAATTGTATGTTGAGGAACTTAATACAATTTTGAGAAGTAAGTCTAAAAGTCTTGTTGAATTTTGTAGTTCATTAAATCAAAAATTAGGTGAATTAGAAATCAATGAGAACGAGGTTTATTCTACTCTTGACCAATTATTGGAGGAGGATAGTTTAAACAACATCGATAAGAAGGTTATTGCGAAGAAAAAATTAGTAAATCATTTAACAACCAAAAAAGAAGTAAACGAATCTAAGGTGGAAGGTATTGTACCTAACGAAAGTTTATTACACGCCGTATTGGCAAACAATTTCAACGTTTTATATACAAATAGTTTAAATGAAGAACAACAGGAGGAATTGAAAACAATTCTTTCAATGTCACAAGAAGACTTAGAGAAAAACATTACTGAATTAAAAGAATCTGTTTTAACCCAAGTGGGAACTATATTATCTGAAAATAAAGATGATGAATTAACAACAAAATTAACTCAAGTTCAAAAAGAGGTAAACGAAATGAATTTTAATAAGTTTAATCTTTATAAACTTAAAGAATTAAAAAATGGTCTTAATTAAGACCATTTTTTTTTGACTCTATGTAAATCGCTTTTAATTTTTGAGTTCTTTTCTTAACTGAAGGTTTTACGAACTCTTCCCTTTCTCTGAGTTTTTGTATCTGTTTTGTTTTTTGAACCTTTTGTTTATAGGTCCTAAGAGCAGATTCAAGACTCTTTTCATTTTTAATTTCTATTATTAACATAATTTGGTTTTAGTATTATATAAATATATTTTGGAAATACAAGAATTTTTCTTTATATTTTAATTAACACCATAAATTAAAATAATATGAACAAAATTAATGAAAACTGGGAAATTTATACCCCTCGGATACTATGAAAATGTAAAAATTGGTTACGGAACTGTAGACTTTAAAAATTTAAAAACCGTATACATAAAACTAAATTCTTGGTTATTACCTGAAAGTGAGACCGATAATTTCGAGTTAATACTATCAAGAACAAGACGTGAAATAAAAACGTACTTGTATTATTTGGAAAATGAGTTTTTCAAAAAAGAAAATATTGTCGACTTAGACGTTAGGACTAAAGGAATTAAATTAGAAAAAAAGTCCTTTATGAATTTAGAAATTACATTATTCGTTAAAAATCAATTTGATATCAGAGATAAAGAAGTTAAAAAAACTATTAAATCTATATCGGAAAACATTATTAATGGGAATTTAAAAGACAAAAATCTGTTTAATTTCTATAAGAACAAGAAATAAGTTGGGATATCGATGTATTTATAGTATAAAAACTGTAAATGAAGATATTAGGTCCAAACGAGACGGGTAAGGGAATCTTAATCGAATACGACGCAGGACACGTTTCACCTGACGACAACAAAAAAATTATATCAGAAATGAAGGGTATGGACTTCTCAGAAGACCTTATCCTTTATGCTGTTTTACAAAAATACGACACACCTAACAAAAACGGGAGAATCTATCCCGAAGTTCTACTTAAAAGAGAGAACGAAAAATATCAATCCCTTATTAAGAAAGGCGGTGCTTTAAATGAATTAAATCACCCATCATCATCACTTATTGATTTGGATAGGGTATCACACTCTATTACAGAGACTTGGTGGGATGGTAAAATGTTAATGGGTAAGATAAAACTATTCACATCGCCGGGTTGGAAGAAAATGGGTATTGTGTCCACTAAAGGAGACCAAGCGGCTATGTTAATTATGAACGGAGCTACTTTGGGTATTTCTTCTCGTGGAGTAGGGTCCCTTAAAAACATTAAAGGTCAAAACATAGTACAAGAGGATTTTGAACTTGTTTGTTTCGATTTAGTGTCATCTCCATCTACACCAGGCGCTTATGTTTTCCCTGAATTATCTGATAGAGACAAGTATCAAGAATCAATCGAAGAAAAAGGAGAAGGATTTGATAAGATGAAGTCCTTGATGGGAAAATTAGATAACTTTTTATCCAAATAATAAATTTTATAGGGTTACCAATACTGAAAAAGTAAATTTTTCGTAAAAACGTAGTATTTATAAGATAATAAAACAAATAAATAAAGATGAGTCAAAAATCTATTTTAGAACAAGCATTACTTCAAGTACAAACACTTGAAGAGGCAGTAAAGCAAAATGCAAAAGGTATACTTGCTTCAACAATGAAACAAGAACTAAACGATTTGCTTAGAGAACAAGTAGAAGATGAGGATGATACTGAAGTTCCAATGGGTGAACAACCAGAGGACGAAGTTAATCCTGAAGAAGAAGAAGATGTAACAGGTGATGAACCTGAAGATGAAGAAACTTCAATAAACGATGAACCATCTGATGAAGAAGATGAAATCGCCGATGAGCCTGAAGCTGATGAAGAAGGTGAAATCGAAGATGAAGAATTCGGAACAGATAAAATGTCTGATGATGATGTTGTTGATATGACATCAGCGTCTGATGATGAAGTACTTAAAGTTTTCAAAGCTATGAAACCAGAAGATGGTATTGTAGTTAAAAAAGAAGGTGATAAATTATCACTTAGTGTTGATGACCAAGAGTATATCATTAAGTTAGATGGTGAAGATGGTGGAACCGAAATGGGACTTTCAGAAGAAGAATCTTATGACGAAAGCTTTTCAAATCCTGAAGACGATGCTCAATTAAACGCTTTAGAGGAAGAAGATGACGAAGACGGTACAGTTTACGAAGTCACTCTTGATGAAGATGAAATTGAGTTGGACAAAGAAGGAGTTGAAGAACCTAAAAAAGTTGAAGCTACAGAAGCTTCAAGAAGTCAAGCTAACGATGTTAGAGGTGAGGGTCCACGTCAAGGTAAAAAATTCAACGCCGGAAGACCTAAATTAAATGAAGAAGTTGAGACATTGAAAAAACAAAATTCTGAATACAAGAAAGCTTTAGTTCTTTTCAAGGAAAAACTTAATGAAGTTGCAGTATTCAACGCAAACTTAGCTTACGCTACAAGATTGTTTACTGAACATTCAACAACAAAACAAGAAAAATTGAATATTTTAAAAAGATTCGATTCAATTTCTTCTATAAATGAAGCAAAAAATCTTTACAAATCAATCAAAACCGAATTAGACACTAAAAAACCAATGACTGAGTCGGTAGTTGAGAAAATTTCATTAACTCCACAAACTTCTTCAACTGAGGTATTATCTGAATCAAAAGCATATGAGAATCCTCAATTCAGAAGAATGAAAGATTTAATGAGTAAAATAAAATAATAAAAAAAACAAAAAAATACAATTTTAAAATGGGAGCATTATTAGAATCAGGTATGGTTGGTAACATCGGTCTTAAGCACCTTCGTGTTATCAAAGAAGATACCATCAAAAAATGGGATGACTTAGGCTTTTTAGAAGGTCTTGGAGGTCACCAAAAAGATAACATCGCGCAATTATATGAAAACCAAGCGTCTTATTTAATCAACGAAGCAGCAGTATCTGATGCTTCTGGTTCTTTCGAGACTGTGGTATTCCCTATCATTCGTCGTGTATTCTCTAAATTATTAGCTAACGACATCGTGTCTGTACAAGCTATGAACTTACCAATCGGTAAATTATTCTACTTCATTCCTAAAATTCAAGGAAGAGATGGTGTTAACCACCGTCAACCTTATGGAATGCCAGGTAACAACGACGCAGCAACTGCAGGTTACACAGATGCTAAAAACCTTTACGATAGCTTCTATGAGGCTGGTGATGGTAACTCTCCTTCTGAAGGTTTGTTCGATTACTCTAAAGGTGCATACTCTGCTGTTACTTTAAACGCAGCTGCAGTTGTAGCTTTCACAGGTGGTTCTGTAGGTGATGTTGCTCGTGCAGCGTTAACAGGTACTACTCAATCTAACTTAGTATTGAAATTCTCTGGTTTCACTAAAGATGGTCAAGGTAAGTTAATCGGACCTAACGGTTCTGTAATGGATACTGAAGAGTTCTTAGCTGGAGCTGAAGTTTTCGTAAGTGGAGCTTCTAAAAACTTCAACATCGTAACTCAGAAATACGGTAAAGGTATTATCGAGTACGGTTCAAGAGCTACATCAACATTCCCTGGTGGTAGATTCCAAGATATCTGTGATGAAGAAGGTGTTATCTACATCAACGTAGATTTACAAACTTACTCTAACACAGCAGGTTTCGGTAACGCACAATTATCTAACACATTCCAAGCTTCAGATGTAACTTTACAATTTAGAGTTTACTCTGACTTAGAATTCGAAGATGCAATTGGTGAAGTTTCTTTCGATTTAGAATCAGTAACTGTTTCTGTAACTGAAAGAAAATTAAGAGCTAGCTGGTCTCCTGAATTAGCTCAAGACGTAAGTGCATTCCACAACATCGATGCAGAAGCTGAGTTAACAGCATTGTTATCTGAGCAAATCGCAGCAGAAGTTGACCGTGAAATCTTACGTGACCTTCGTAAAGGTGCCGCTTGGACAACTAAGTGGGACTACAACGAATGGAGATATGGTAATAACGGTTCAGCTTTCGCAGGTTACACTCAAAAAGACTGGAACCAAACGTTAATCACTAAGATTAACCAATTATCAGCTCAAATCCATAAGTCTACTTTGAGAGGTGGTGCTAACTGGATTGTTGTTTCTTCAGAAGTATCTGCAGTATTCGACGATTTAGAATATTTCCACGTATCAAACGCTCATCCTGAGCAAGACCAATACAATATGGGTATTGAGAAAGTAGGTACATTAGCAGGTCGTTACCAAGTATACCGTGACCCTTACTTCCCAGCAAACAAAATTTTGATTGGACACAAAGGTAAGTCATTGTTAGACGCTGGTTACATCTACGCACCATATGTTCCTTTACAATTAACTCCAACAATGTATAATCCGTTCAATATGACCCCAATCAAGGGTATTATGACAAGATACGCGAAGAAGATGGTTAACAACCGTTACTACGCTACTATCACAGTTAGAGGATTACAATCATTTAGCTTGGATACCTTAAGATAATAATATCTTAATATAGTAAAAGACCCTCGAGAAATCGGGGGTTTTTTATTTTTGGTATATTCCAGAATATTTCTTACATTTGTCCTATGTCTGACGTTGATTATAGTAAATTAAGATTAGATGTCCTTGAAAAGATGGTGTATTCAAGAGGGATTGAATGCAAAATGAAAAAGGACGAAATTGTTAAAGTGTTAAAACTTGACGATGAGGGGAAATATGAACCACCTATGAACAATACAGTTTATGAAAAAACTGATGGTGGGTTTAATGTGGGTATAGATTTAAGAAATCATTCTGATTTGGTTCAGATTGGAAAATTTGTAGAAAAAAAAGAAGCAAAGTCACTCAATAGATATTCCGATAATAGAATGTGGTATTGGTCAAAGGGTAAGTTAATATGAAAATATACGTCCACAATTATTACTCAAAACAATTATTCTACAAGTTGTGTCACAATACAACTAATAAAGAAATTAATGTTTCAGGTAAACTCGCGAATGTTAAATGTAATTACAATGGAATTACGTTTGAACTAATATTCAACCCAACAATAAACGATAATGTGGATGGTTTACATCTTATCGATTATTATTCAATAAGACAAGACTTTCAAAACTACACAGATTTTAATGATTGTGGTGAAACTGATGGTTTTGTTGATATCTCAGTGATAAACAGGTTATGCGATATTATTGAGAATAAATCCAATTGGTTGGTTCTTATTTTTAAAACGGAAAAGATTTTTTCAAAGTTTGATGAGGAGCCCAACGAACATATGATACCATTCGAGGAGAATATTGATAGGTTATTTAATCATAAAATTATAACTGATAACATTCTTCTAAATGACTCATTTTCAAATACATATCCAAATGTTTATCACACATTCACTAATACTATTTTCAATTGGAATGGTCACAATGATTTGAAATGGTATTATGATTTTAAATACATTTTTGAAAGGCTTAATCACGAATACAAATTAGGGTATTCAATAATGACATCCAAGAAACACAGAAAGGTGATTGCTGAGGGTTTAAATGGATTTAAAGACATTACGGTTTCTCAGTCGGATAAGTTAACTAATAATCTAATCCCTAACATAGAAGTAAATAAAATCAACGGAGAAACCGATTTTGATAACGTGGATTATATTGTGAATTTACACAATGGTTTGGATATGTTTTTCAAAAGACTACCTAAATCCAAAATGCATATACTTGATGAGAGTCACGGAGGAAAAAATTATGAGGTTGTTTTTCACTACTTAACAGAAAAGACACTCGGGTTTATTCTTGCAGGAATACCATTTATTTCTACACATTCCTACCCATTAGATTGTATTCATAAAATGGTAGATATAGAGGAACATCCATTTATGGAGAGATTTAAAGAACATAAGGGT